TTTTTTTTTTTTTTTTTTTTTTTTTTTTTTTTTTTTTTTTTTTTTTTTTTTTTTTTTTTTTTTTTTTTTTTTTTTTTTTTTTTTTTTTTTTTTTTTTTTTTTACACGTTTTTTTATTATTAATCATTATTTATATACTTACAAAAAATTATAAAATATATAAATTATATAAAATTTTTATTTTTGTAAATCCAAAATCTTTAAACATTCCGTATAAAAATTACCTCTAAATGTCTTATGCCCAGACCATCTACTTACAGAGACATCTCCCTCACTTAATTTATTGTAATGTTTCGATTTTATTACAAATAAACTAGATCTTCCAAATCTCTTTCTGCTTAATAAAGAAATAAATATATCTTCTCCATTCCAATATGGAATAGATTGGGATAATAAATTATCTAAATTATCATTATTTAAAAAAAAATCATAAATTAATTTTTTATGAAATATCATAAATTTAGTTAATACAATATCTACAATTCCCGTTACATTTCTTGTATTATATTCATATTTTTTTCCAACATAATTTAAAATTCTTCCATATTTACCCACAATACCACAATTATCATTATTTTTTAAAACATTCACACACATTTTAAAATCATCATAATGTATTATTTCATCATCATCCATAAAACAAATAATTTTATTTTTAGCACTCAAACCACACAAAAAACGTAAACTTAAACCAAATTCATTATTATAAATCCAATCTTTTCTATGAATAATTAGAACTTTATCAGTTACATAATCAAAAAATGTATTTTTATTTCCATGGGATATAATAATCTCATCTACCAAATTATTTTTTTCCAAATTCGGTAATATAAATTTTCTAATATTCTCAGGTCGTTTCCAATTTAAAATAATTACACTTATTTTCATTAGTTTAACTATTTAGATTTTTAATATCATGATTAAAACTTATTATTTATTTACAATCATAATAAAAAAAAAATTTTTTTAATAAAAAAATGAATAGATAATCATCAAAATGTTCCTCATGATTTTTAACGATCAATTTTGATCTTTTATTATCACGATTTGACTTATATTCTACTAAAAAATCTTGATAACTACGATAATAATTACTTTTCTTTTTTAAAAATAAATTTGGATTTTTTTTTTTTTTATTATACCAAACTAATTCCAATTCACGACATTTATTGGAACAATAAAAATTATCATTATACATATATATTGAATTCCTTGTTTCTATTATCTTTTTACAACATCGACAATAATGTCTCTCAATCAAATATTCATCAATTGTGTTTTTATTACTAGACATAAATCTAATTATCTTTAATAATAAAAAAAAATTTCTCAAAATTTAAAAATTTTTACATTATATTACAAATCTTATCACTATTTTTTATATTACTTGTTTTACTATTATTTTTATTTTTCCTTTTTCTCGGTACATTATTAATTATTTCCAAATCTCTATCTTTTAAAATCCAATATTTGTTTTGAACTATAAAACTTGAATTCATCATACAATGTTGATCATAGTTTTTATCACGTAATAAACTATTCACATCATCGAAAATATCCAAAATTAATTTATTATTTTTATAACATTTGCAAAAACACCAAGTCAATGCTCCATTTGAATTGTCATTATATGTAACATCCCATGATACTTCCTTATCTTTACAACCACTCAATGATATTACCCATGGCAAATTTCTTTTCTTACGGTATTCATCATCCATGTAGGATTCCGATTTCCATGTATCTATAAATGTATTATTCTTTTTATTTTCACTATTATTATATAAATATGGTAAATCTAACATAGTACCACTATGACAACAATCCATAATTACATTTACTTTACATGAACTATCCAATTTACTTATAAAATTTTTATACATATAATCATCTGTGATTTTTCCATTTTCTCTAAAATCTACTGGTAAAATACTTTCATCTTTACCATCTAATTCGTCACCATTTCTATCTTTGCTCTGGATACCATGACCCGAAAAATGGAAATAATAATTATCATAATCATTTATTACACTATTTAAAATTCTTTCAATATTTTTCTTTGTTGGTTGAAAATATGCTATATTGTTATTATTACCACATATTTTATCATCTGTATCAGCCAAAATTAAAAAATCTATAGTATTACCATATTCATTATTTAATAAATTATACATTGACATTGTATCATTATGACATCCATCTAATTCATTTTTTGTTCCTAAATATCTTATACCTATTAAAATTGCAACTGTTCTTATCATTATTGCATATAAATATTTTTTTAGAATTCCTAAATTTTAAACATCAGATTCACAGAAAACCTATTTAAAGATTTAATTAAAGAAAATTTTTATATATTACAAAATCTCATAATTTTATATAGAATTACTTCAAAATATTAAAAATATTTAAAAAATAGCCTAGAGTTATTTTTATGAAGTTTGAGGAAATTATAAATAATCAATACAAAATAACAACTAAAAAAGAATTACAAAAAGTACATAGAATTAAATTAAAAAAACTATTCAATTTGCTGGATAAATTTTTGAATGAATATTTATTTATTTCAGAATTCAAAAAATCAACAAAAATCTCAAATGAACAAAATAAATTAAAAATTATCTATCATTCTATTGATCTTATTTTAAAAAATTATGATAGAGTAAAATGGAAAAAAATATCCTAATCAAAATTTTTTTATCAATAATTAATACTAAAGATTTTCTTTGCATATTATAATGAAATCCAAAATAATGAAACCAATAATATTAAAACGAAAATTTAATAATAAAACTATAAAAAATAAAAAATTTAAATTAAAACGAAAATCATCCACCAAAAATCGTTCGTTATTTAAAAAACAAAATACAAAATCTAAAATAAGAAAAAAAAAATTAAATTCTCTAAGAACCAAATCCATAAAAAAAAAAAAAAATAAAATAGGAGGATCCTGCCAAGCAGTTCAAAATTATAAACCAATACAATCAGCTGCTTGGAACTGTAGAGATTGCTACAATAATGATAATTTTTACTCTCTTGCTGTTCCAGATTATTCTATATTCTAATTATTTAATCACTATTTTTAAACATTAACATATAATGACCATCACATCTTTTAGTATTTTTATATAATAAATAAATCGTATTATTATTATTATATTTAGAACCAAATTTCTGATATAATTTAAATCTTACTCCCCTTTCCGCTTTATTATTTCTAATTTTTCCATTTTCTATTCTATTTTTATTTTTATTAAATTTTTTAAATACATAGACATTCACAGGTATCTCAAAAATTTCACTTATACAATATTGCTCAACCGCTCCTCCCCATTTATCAAATTCATTATCATATAAATTTGTATATATTTCTTTATATTTATTTACCAAAAACTCATCCAAATCTATAAAAGAATTGGAATCATCAATATGATTAAAATCGTTTATAAAATCGTATAAAAATGGATGAGTGTTTAAAACTAAATCTTTTACATACATATCCAATTCATCAATATATTTATATCTATTTTCCCAAATCCAATTTGCAATGAAACATCTAATTTCATTGGAAAATATTTCTTCATCATCCATATCAAGAAATGAAAATTTCTTAAAATTATCGTTAATATTTAAAATTGTATTTATCATATTCTCATCAAAATAAGTATATAATATATTTACAATACATCTATAAAAACATGAATTATCACCATTTACATCATATATCTTAAAGTTTTTTGGATCAATAGTAGATGCATTAAATAAATCTAAATTTTGATTAATGATTAAATCTGTCGTCATATTTAATCTTATCCCCATTTTTTTAAATATTTATCAATTTTTTAACATAAAATTTCTTTATTAATACATTTCTTGAAAAAAAAAATATAATAATAATATTAATAGTACTAATTCATGAACAAACAATACATTGCAATTATAGCATTCATTATTTTTATAATATTTATTCTTTTTTATACAAATGCAAATCAAAATTATGAATCATTCCAATTAATGGGCGAAAGAAACCGAATACAGAAAAATTTTTATAATGCTAAGCCTCCCAATCCTGATCTTATGAGTAATAATAAACAATATAATCCTTTCACCGAACAAGAAAATGAATATGCTTTAGAATCATCACATAATAAGGCAGAAGATTTCGATTTCGAAACTAATATACAACAAAAAGATATTAATGATGGTGGATGCCAAATAAATGATGATGTACAACCTCAAACTCATCACAATGATGTTGATGTACTTCAAGAAGCTCGAAACGGAAATTATGGACCAAGATCTTTTAAGAATAATATAGAAAACTATATTAATTTTGGAGCTCGTGGTAAAATCAATCCAGACCTCACAGGTCCCAATTACATTAATAATCATATTCCAACAAATCCAGATAATGATTATAATCCATATCCCGAATCGGAATCCTCAGATCAAATTCCTTGGGCACCAAAACCATATCCACAACCAAATCATAATCATAATCAACAAAATAAACAAAACCATATTGAAGGTTTTCAAGATATAGGCGCTCGTGGAACCCTTCTCAATCCATTTGACCAACCTACACCAGGAATTACGTCACCAGATAATCATGAACCCAATTTAGATGGTCAAAAAAATACAAATGATAATAAAACAACCACACGAGTCATTGGTATCTGCAAAACACAAACAAATCCACACAACCCACCTCCTCCTCCTCCTCAACCATCTATTTTTCCAGTTCCTACTCCACCACCACCACCACCCGCACCACATACAGAAAAAAAAAAAATAGTTTGCTGTGATACTGATCCAAAATGTGATGCACCTCCTCCACCCTCACCTTCAACAATCATTTACAAGCCGACACCCTTACCTACACCAGCACCTCCCCCAGTAATTAGACCCGAAGATTGTTGCCCACCATCACAAGTATGTCCTCCATGTCCAAAATGTGTATGTCCGCCCCAAAAACCATGTCCACCAGTATGTCCAGATAAATGTCCCGATATTTCAGATTATGTTAAAAAATCAAGTATACCTCCATGTCCACAACTCCCCGATATGTCTGCCTACATATTAAAAACAGAAATCCCTTCATGTCCCAAATGCCCAGATATGTCCAAATTTGTACTAAAATCTAGTATACCTCCACCACCCAAATGTCAAGAATGTCCGCCCTGCCATTGCCCTGCACCCCCAGATATTAAAGTTATTGAAAAACAAATAAAACCCCCAGATATTAATATAAATGCCGAATACGAAAATCAAAATTATAATTCAAGAAGAGGTGGTGGTTCCCTAGGAGGAGGAGGAGCAGGAGCAGGAACAGGAAATAGAAGAAATAATCAACCACAAAGACGTCCAAACGCACCTTACCCTATACGATCGAATCCACAAAACAATTATCCACCAAGAAGTTCCATCCAAAATAATTCACCTTATCTTTCAGAAGAATCCTCTAATATTGATAGCGAATATCCATTAAATTATAGAAGACGAAATCCTATTAATGGATATTCAAATAATGATCTTATCAATAATGCAAGGTTTAATTTAAATACAAATCAAGAAATGGAAACATTAGAAGAAGAATTTTTACAAAATAGAAAACGAAACACCTCTATTAACAGCAAACGTATTGACTATAATTCCAATTTACAAAATGGAATCTATAATCTTAAGACACAATATGATAGCTGTTGCACACCAAATACAATACCAGCACCATGGTCCAACTCTTAAAACACCACAATACTTTAAAAAATACTTTACTACTAAAATTTATATAAATTACCTAATTCATTATCTTTAATCTGAAATTAATTATTTTTTTGATTAAAAATAATTTAATCACCAATTTATTTTATTCACTTATACTAACTATATGAAAAATATTTATTTCAAATATTTAGTCATCTTCACATTTTTTTTCGTTTTCTTCATCTATTTTTATAATGCAAATCGAAAATATGAATCTTTCCAACCATTCTATGCACGAAATAAAATAAAAAAAAATTTTTATAATGCCAATTCTCCGAATCCTTTTCTCATTAACCAAGAACAAAAATATAACCCATTTCCTGAGGAAGAATCTGATCCACCCTTTCCATTATACAAATTAAATACGACAATCATCAATCCACGTATATCAATTGACTCAAATATTGAAAATTCATGTAATCTAATCAATGATGAACATGATAATACTTTATATAATGAACACAAAAAACATAAAAATTTAATTAATCATTACAATGACTATAAAAAGAATAAAATTAAACCTAATCATATGAATGTAGATGAATTATATACTATTAAACATACAAATCCAAATTTATTCCCTGATCCAAATCATAATCATAAAAATCATTCAGAACATTATCAAAATTTTGGGTCTAGAAACAAAATTCTTAATTCCGTTCCTTTTCAATTTCCAAATCGAAAACCTAAAAATAATAGATATTTATCTATAAATACTATAGGCATTGAATCTACTTCTCCCAGATCACTTTATCAACCACGATCCATTAATTTTAATAGTGGTAACCTAAAACAAAATTATGATACACAAATTTTTAATCTTTAACTTTAATTATTATTTAATTCATTATAAAATTTATCGAATCTTATTATATAATTGTTATTACAATGAATAAACAATTTTTCTCCAAATATGAAGAAATTATTGTATCTTTCCTAATTGTTTCTTTTTTATTCCTAACTTCCAAAATTTTCTATTCTTATGTAGAAGAATATAAAAATTATCAAAAAGAATCATTTACCCAATATCATCTTTTACCATTTCATCAATTTTAATGATAGTATTCATTATTTTTTTATTAAGGCTCTTGTGAAATCTTTATTCACCATCTTTAATATAGCTTTCCCAACATCCGGGAGAATTCCTTTTTTTACCATCATATTTAATGGCATAATGTTTCTTCAATAACCAATTATTAATGTCTATATTATCCAATTTTATATTACATAATATTCTACCATATTTCTCTCTTTCCAAATTATAAATTTTTATATTTTTATCCATTATTTTCTCAGATAACTTATCTCTTACAAATATTGCCATTTTTCTCTCAGTTTCAATTTTACTTCTAATCTCAGGACAATCGATTCCTGATAATCGCAAGGTAAATTTATATATATCTGATTCTATTAAACCTGGTATTCTTGAGATTATAGTTATTGTATCTCCATCATATACTTTTATTACCTTACCTTCTTCTATTGGTGGTATAAAATATTTTATCTTTTTAATATAATCTTTATCAACTCTATTTAATGTTACATTTTTTTTTTTTTTTCTTATATTGGGTTTCCATCTCTCACTAAAAAAAAATTGTAAACAAAATAATGAACACATTTAATCTTATACATTACATTTTTAATATTTTCTCTTTTTTTATTTACTCAAAAAATAATTGTATTATCATAAAATAAATCATATTCATCTAATTTTTATTAATTTTTATTTCTATTTACATAGTATTCAATTTCATATTATCCTCATCCAATCCAACTATAAACGAAAACAATTTATCCGAAAAATTAAAATGACAACCATTTGGCTTGTCCAAGATAACATCTTTGTGCGATGTATTTTTACTATGTAATAATGATACTATTATATCATCCGGTTTTAATTCTAAACTATCATCATATCGATCTATCATAAATTCCTTCCCTTCACTTCCCATTGAATCATCTTTGAATTTCTTTTCCCTCCAAAATTGCTTCCTAAATGCTAAAGTCGCCTCGGAAATTCTTTCCTCATATGACAACTGATGAGGGGGTACATTCATAATTGATATAAATTTATTAATGTGGAAGCAACCAATACTTGTACAATATACACATTTTTTATTATTAATTATTAATCTTTCAATCCTTCTTCTAAAACTATCTGGAGGATAATAATCATCATCATCCATAAATGCAATCCATTCATTTGAACTATATTCTACCCCCAAATTCCTTTTACGACCGATACTTAATTTTTCTGAAGTATAAAAATATTTAAATCGTTTATCATCTGGAATTATTTTTTCCATCGATTCATTACTATCATCTATTATTATCCACTCTATTTTATCTTTAGGATAATTCATTTGATAAATATTTAACAAACATAATTTAAAAAAATTTCTTCGATTATGTGTAATTGTAACAATTGATAAATTTGGTAAATGTTCATTAGCTAAACCATCATATTTAACTTTAAAATTATAGTTAGATAAATCGTTACTTTTTAAAATTCTATCAAACAGATTTTTTAAACATACATTAAATATATTTTTATTTGATAAATATAATTCTCTATTTTCTTCACCTATAATGATTTTTTCTTCTTCACTCATATTCATTATTCCTCTAATCACATTTTTGAACGAATTTTCATCAATGATAAATTTAGACCCAAATGTTTTTTTTAATTTTACTTTCTTACTAATATTTACTAATTGTTTTTCATTTTTAACAAATTCTTTCATTGGTTCACCATTCGTTGTTATTACAATCGATTTACATGATCTCGCTTCATTTATATAATGTCCAAATCCTTCCGCCTCAGAACAACAAATGTGTACCCCATAATTATTCATCATTCTTACTAAATCCTCTTCATCGACATTATGATTTATATATTTTATATTTTCTTGCTTTTTCCAATTTTTATCATCAAGTTTCTTACTATTATAAATAATCAAAAGTTCCGGAAAATCAATTTCCCAATTACTTATTATCTTTTCGGTTTGTTTGTAAATTGACTTTCCACATATATGAATAAATTTATTATAATCCTTTTCATATTTATTTCTATAATGATCCTTACTATCCCATCCTACATATTCTGTATCTGTAAATTCACCAAATATTCGCTGCGTATATTTTGTTTTTGCTAAAACAATATCAATGTGCTTTAAATAAATTTTCCAATGTTTATAAAACCATTCCTGATTCGGAACAAAAATATTTACATTTGAACGATAAGTTAATAATGAAGGTATTATTTCAAAAAATATATTAATATGAGAATCCGGAATTGAATGATCATAAAAATTACACATTTTAATATTAACTCTATTACCATAATTCTTAATTAAAAATTCTTTTAAAAGCATAGCATCCACTGTTAATCCATAGCCATTATTATAGGTTATTAAATTGATATTAATCCTCATTAATAAATTATATACAATCTTTCTTAAGTAGGATTGTTTAAAAAATATTAATCTGATTTTATAATATAAAAATTATTTAATAAATAATGATCAAATTTATTTTTGGAATCATATAATTTACAATCCATTAGTTCATCTTTTAAATAAAAATATCCATTATCTCCCCAATTATTGCCAATCATATTCATACATTTAAATATAATTTTATTATTCAACTTTTTATATCCGATCATTACAAATGAAAAAATACCACCAATTTTTATTTCATCCATAATAATGATCTTTTCATTATTATATTCTATATTTTGTAAATTTTTAGTATTTTTAGGAAATATAAATTCATTATATTTTTTAATTATATAACTATTTACACCTATACCATAACCCAAATTCAGTAATTTACATAATTCTACATTATGTCTTGAACCATTATTATTTTTAAAATAAATTATTCTTTTATTTAAATAATTTTTTTTTGAATTCATTACTAAAACACTATCTGGAATTTTTTTATTTTTTTTAAATAAATCATCCATTAATAACCTATTTTTATGATCCAAATTACAAAATTCCTTTAAATCTTCACTATAATTAATATCTTTATTAAAGATTTCATTAATTAAATCATTAATTTCATATATATTATTAATTTTATTTTTAATTTTATTTGATTTAACTTTATATTTTATGCATAAAAATTTATAAAAATTTACCAAAAAATCTAAATCTTTCATTACATTTGGAAAATTATATTCTAAATTTAAACAATAACCTCTTTCAAAAAGTATTGTATCATAATTAAAGAATTCAGGTAACTTATTTTTTTTTTTTTCTCTAAAAAGTATTTTAAATATAATGGTGAAATGTCATCTTTAAGAAATTTTACATTTTCTTTAACTAAATATTTATTCTTTAAAAGGTATTCTAATTGCCATTCAAAATCATAAATATCTTCCTCATTCCATAAATCATTTTTAAATTTTATTGATTTCTCAAAATCTAAATTTATATATGTATTTTTTAAATATTTCATTTTATCACTCATCTCTAGTAAAACACATATTGTAAATGTATAATAACAATCAAATAATCCTTTATCTTTTATAGTTATAATATCTTCCAAATCTAATTCAAAGTCTTTTTCACTCCAAAATAATATTCTAATGATCATTTCCATAAAATTATTTTTAAGTTCATTCAATTGTATCTTTCCATTTTCTATATTTTCATAATAATTATTCAGTTTTTTTAACTTTTTTACATCCATATCCTCTGTTTTTTTTTTAAAACTCTTTAAAATTTCAACATACAAATCGTAACTATTTTCGATTTTTTTAGGCATTCTATTTTCTTTATTCATTTATATATTTAATTATATATATTTTGCTTTTTTCAAAAGTTTTAAATATTTCATTATTTATTATCATTAATCATTTATTTTATCATCAAATAAAAATTTATTCATCAATATATCATTTATTGTATATCTTTCTGATAAATCTTTTCTTAGTAAACCATATATTAATTTTTTTAAATTAATTAATTCATATTTATTTAATTTATATAATTTTTTTATTTTAGAGATTTCCCTCTTTAAATCTTTTTTTTTTAAATCCAAAATCAATCTATTTATCTCTACATCTTTATATTCATCAAGTTCTTTCAACGATCTTATAAATGAATTTGGGTTCATTGTCAATAAACATATTAAAATTAATCCTAATTGCCACGAATCAATCCTAAAATCATTCATCTTTCCTTCTTTTATTTGTTCAGGGCTTCTATAACTTCTTGTACTACAGCCAGTTGCAACTTTAGAAATTTTATCTACTCGAAAAATACAATTGAAATCTATAATTTTTACATTTCTTTGTTCGTCATCATAATTATTATTTATTAAAATATTTTCTAATTTTAAATCATTATAAACAATTTTCATATTATGCAAACATTGTAATCCAATTACAACATTATAAAATATATTTTTAACTATTTTTAAATCTATTTTTTCCATATTTCTTGATTTTTCAAGTTGTATAAATTTTTTTAGATCAAAATCCATTTTTTCAATTATGATCATCAAGTAATCATTATTATTTTTACTAAATTTATAATTTCCAATATAATTTATTAATCTTTTTTTACACCTCTCATTTAATTTTTTTTTAATCATTTCTAAAATTTTTATTTCAAATTCCGCCTTTTTTACTTTCCTATTACCTCCTTTTTCTCTTAATGCTGATAAATTCAAAAATTTAACTGCTATTGAATTATTATTATCATCATTGTCTTTACTTATACATATTTTTTTATAAAATATCACTATTCCAAATCCACCCTGAGGTATTTCATCCAACTGTTTTAAATTTGTATTACAAACATAATCATCATTATTTATTTTTAATTTTTCAGGAATATAAAAACTTTTTTTTGATCTATTTTCTATTTTTTTAAATTTTTTATTAATAGAAATTAACATTTTTTTTTCCAAATATACTATTCTAAACTTATAAAAAAAAACAATAATCATCTATATTAAAATAATTTTATTAAAAACAATTTTAAAATATATTTATTTTAAATTTATTAAATAAATTTATTTACCCTGTCCATAATGGTTTAATCCATCCTCTGGTCAATTTCATTAAATCCAAATATTTATTTTCATTGGCTGGTACACCTATAATAGTAGGATTAATATATGGTTGAAATGATTTTGGAGTAGCTGATGTATTAATCCCAATACAATTATTCGTATTTTTACCACAATTATATAATACTCCCCATTGATCCCAACAATTTGCTTGCTTATTACATGGAAATGTACAACTATCAGGCATATTTTTTGGTAAGATCCATCTATTTCTAATTCTTGAAAAGTTACATGTTCTTTTTGAATCTTCTTGTTTTAAAATAGGTGTCATCGTTAATACGCTATTATCTATTCCCACAAGTTGATTTTCTGATGATCTAAGATTATTTTTTCGGATTACCATATTTGTATCAACACCATAAATATTATTTTTGATAAATGGTTGATTTTCAAGATCAGCATTAGAAAGGGCTATCTGATTTAAATATTTTGTTCCATCATTATATAATATAATATCCAAAATCACACGACAACTATAAAAATCTTTAACTTCCCAAATAAAAAAATCAATTAAATATCTTTTATTATTTAATTTATCAGTATCCTGAATTATATTATCAATCTTAAGTATCTTAAAACTAAAATTCGTTGCAAGATTTAATCGAGAAATCTCTGGTAACAAGAACATATTTTTTATATATTCATAAAATTCAGGTGTTATGGTCCAAGGTTTATATTCATTATATTCACATAAATCGTTCAAAAATTGTTTACGATTTGGACTAATCAATTTAAAATATTCCCGAACTTTTTTAATTCGGCTATCTTGAATTATAAATGATTCTAAACTTCGTTTATTATAATATTTATAAAATATAAATAAAACAATTAATGCTATAAAAATAATTAAATAATTAATTATTATATTAATAAGAATATATTAATCTAAAAATAAAAAAAAAAATATTTTAATAAATTTTTGCAAAACAACATATACATATAAATTATTTAAAGTTATTAATACATAAATTATCTATTATGACCAAGCAATTTAAAGATATTAAAATTAAAATAAGAAAATATAATAATATTGGATTAATACCAATATTCAATCAAATAACAGAGAATAAATCCACTTTAAATATAAATATAACTCAATTATTTTTAAATACAAACAAAAAATTATTGATTTTGAAAAAAAATGATGAAAATCCTAAACATCAAATTAAACAACATTTTAAAGAAAATATGAATTTTGACTTAAATAAAAACAATATTCATTTTTATAGACATTTAGGAAATACTCTATATTTTATTATCAAACTAAATAAGGATTCAAATAAAATATTTAAAAATAATTATAAAACTAAATATTTTTTAGATTTTTATCTAACGAACAATGACAAAAAAAATATTTATCAAACCATTCTAGATAATAATAATCTAAATAAACATCTATTTCAAAATATTAATTTTAATAATCCAAATCTAAATATTAAATTAAATGATATATATACTGTTTTATCTACTTATTGAAAATATATAAAGTTAATTTAATATTACTATATAATAATGGAAAGCATATATGCTAAAACATTAGATGAAATAATTAATTCCAAAAAAAATGAAAATTTTGGTAAAAAAAATGAACCAAAAAAAATTGGTATTAATAAACCATCTCATGAATATAAAAAAATTAATTTTAATTCTCAAAAATATAAAAATAGTATAGTCAAAAAACAAGAAAGTGAAAAAATAAATAATCCTGCTTTAGTAAAAGAATTTTTGACATCTGATCAAGAAAATGTATATCATAGAGATTGGAATAAACTAGAAAATGGTTTTAAAAAAAATAGAATATCACATTATGTTAATAAATTACACAAAGAAAGAAATATGAAAGAATCACAAAAACAACGATTAAAAGATTATTTATACCAATGTATTGATAAAAAATTAATATGTCGTAAGACAGATGTTAAATATAATATTGATACGTGCGAAATTGAAAATATTATACCACTCAAAATAACAGATGATAATCATTTTCTAACTATCGCTCCTAAAAAAAAAAAAAAAGTAAAAAAAAAAAAAAATAAAAAAAAAAAAAAAAAAAAAAAAAAAAAAAAAAAAAAAAAAAAAAAAAAAAAAAAAAAAA